CCACCTCCTCCTCGATTAATTCGAGGATCCGTTTCTCCATACTCTATACAGAGACGAGACCGTTTAAGTCGGCGCGGCCGCCTTGGCGAAGCGCGCCAGGAACGCTCTGCGGGCATCCGCCTCGGCCCCAGAGGCCGCCTTGACCATGAAGCGCTTGTCGAAGATTGTATCGGCGCTCACGAGCGGCTCCAAAAGGTCCTGGACCGGCTTCTTGAACTGATTCGTGAAATAGTACTGGTAATCGATCGCCAGACCCTTTTCCTGTACCCATGCGGGATCTTCCGCCTTTTCGTACATCCTGCCTTCACCCTTGATGATCACAAACGGCACTCTGTCACCCTGTTGCGGCTCTGACCCGGGTGCCCGAGCCTTGATCTTGTCGCGGACCGCCACGTGGGCCATAGGGACCTTGTACGCGGATGCGAGCTGCTTGCTCATCAAGAGCTTCTCCATGGGCACATTGCCCTGCATCAAGTTTCGGGCCGCCTCGCGCGCCGTCTCTATGACCGGACGCGGATCGCTCGATTCGAGGATCTGGCCGAGGAGCCCTTTGAGCGTCTCGCGCACGAAAGGACAGCTGTCCCGCCGGACCACCTGGAGACCCTTGACGTCAATCTTCTTGAAGACCACGGCACCCGTCTTGTCCTTTTCGTACATCTTGGCCGCGTAGCGCTTCTTCGAGTACAGAAAGTACGGGCAGTAAACCTTCTCGAGTTCGAGGTCGTTTGGCGCCTTGAAGAGCTTCGTGCACTGCTCGGCCGCAATCTCCCCTTGCTGCCAACTGTAATCGATCGCCTCTTGCCCCTTTCGACCCTGGACGTCAAACTCGACCATGACGCTGTCCGTGTTTTTCACAATCATGCACCCAACACCGGCTTGGAAGGTCCCGGCTTCCGTCTCGAGGTCGTAGACGAAGCCGTCCCACGATTCGTCGAGGATCTCAATCTTTTTGATGGCATCCGGGTCTTTTCTTTGAGAAGCCTTGGTCCAAGTGAGACGGAACACATTAGGTTTGTCGGAACGCGTGTTGAGCGACACGTTGAAGCACCCCATGTGTCGCAAGAATATGTAATACCACTGGGCCGTCACCTGGTTCTTTGTATCGATGCGATGGCATCCTATTTTTTCGGCATCCTTTCGGCATCCATCAGCCGCCCACAAGCCGTCCAGAAATGATTTAGCGTTTAGACCAAATGCCTTGATGGGGACCTTCTTAGCCTGGCCATCATAACACGTGGCGCGATACTTGCGGACCAGATCTACGACCGACCCTCTCCGTGGAGACAGCTTGTAAACGCCCGAGCTCTCAAGAGTATTCATAATAACAAAGTCGTACCCTGTGTGAATTTTCTCACAGTATTCTTTGCATTTTTCGAGAAGATTAAGATCCTTGTTATTTATGGCCCATGTCGACTTGGCACCCGAAGGGCAGTCGTACGACCCACACGAGCCGTCACCGACGAACATGCCCAAAATGAAAGCCTCCTCGACCGAACACACTTCATCGAACCCGAGGCTCTCCGGAAAAGAATGATATAGCTTCTGGCCAACCTGAACATCCGTGGGCTTTAGGAGGCTCAGGTCCGGTCCCAAGAGCGAGTGGTCCTCGGTAACATCCACGATACCAGTGTGAGTTAGGATCCTGTATATCTTCTTAGCACACTTGTGACGAATGACGCGCTTGATGGGTTGCCATCCATCGTGTGTCCACGCCTCTACATGGGTCAGTGTAGACTCTTCCTTGTCGGCGCCCTGCTTGAGGAACCCTGGATACTCTACCCAGTCGACTCCTAGAGACTCAATTGTCCTAACGCTGACGCCACCAGCTATACGGACAAGCACGGGAGTTCCCGGCATTACGGAATCACCATACCTCACCTTTGCGCCTGGAAAGTGGGCCTCGACGTAATTCTTAGTCTCCTCGATCATTTGTCGACCGCGCATCGTCACGGTCGACGCGATGGCGACGAGCGGAAGCATACCCTTGGAAGCGCCCGTGAAGCCGTAAATCGAGTTCATAGAAATCTTGTAGGCCAACTGTTGACCGTTGTAGACCGCCTCCATGGGCGTTCCTTCCGCCTGAGCCATCAGCTTCTTGGCCTTTTTGCGAAACGCCTTGAGGTCCATCAAGATGACTGGGAGAAGGGAACAGACGGCCGCGCCGTCTGTGGACCGCTGCGCAAACCGATGCGATCCAAACTGTTCGTACTGAACGCCTGGTAGATTGTCGTACCGGGCATCCATCACTAGCGACGAGTAGCACAGGTTGTGGGCGCACATGATGCTCGGGTACAGACTCGCGAAATCGAGGGCTGTGATTGGTCCATAGTACGCCCCGGCCTGCGCCTCGAGCACCGTCGCACCCTCGTAGCCCTCGTCCGCTGGCCCAGAGGCGCCATACTTGAACGTAGGGATGATGAAGTTCAGCTCGCGCGCCTTGTAGGCCATCTGGCTAAACACCTTGATCTGTTGTCCTCGCTCGCTCAAAAATGCAAGAGGGACCCAGCACGCCTTGGCCATCTCGATCTGGTTCTGGATCTGGCACAATTTGTCCATGAGCGCATGAGGAAGCTCCGTATCCTTGATGCAATACGCCGCAACCTCACCGAGGCGCTCGGGGTTTCCCTCTGCGTAGCGCCTAAAAATCTCCTTGACCGGCATGTCGTTCTTTTGATCCTTGAGGAAGTGCTTGGACACATTATTCAGCGAATAGCTCTCGAGCTTGTGCTCGCGCTTGACATCCTGGAACAGATCAAAGACGTACCGGCCCTTCATAGGCACCATCTTGAGCTCGTTGTTGCCTAGAGCACTCGAGCTCAAATTCTTGACGACCAATTCTGCTACAGAATTCTTGACACGACCCCATACGGGAGTCAGCTTGTGGTGGATCGTCGCCCGAACCTGCAAAAACTCGAGATCGAACCCGAAGATGTTCCATCCTGTAATAATGTCCGGATCAATCTTCAAGAGGTGGCGCTGGAAAGCCTGCAGAAGCGCCTTCTCCGTGTCGAAGCACTCGAGGTCCGGCCCGGCCGACTGCTTGAGGCATAGACACTTGCGGTCGACCCAACCCTCGCGCCCAAAGTCCCTGGTCGTCATACCGATTTGAAAGATGACGTCACTAGGGTTTTTGGCGTCAGGGAAGGCGCCCGTGCTCGAGTAACACTCGATATCAAAGGACATGATTCGCAGGGGCGCAAAGTCGTCGCGATCGATCGGCCGGACGTGCTTCCAGTTGGGCGACCACAGAGCCACGTCACACGTGGTATCCACGTCAGGTTCGCACGGGCCGGGGTCGACCCAGCCGGTCGAGCGGATCCCTGAGCAGTGCATGAAGCGCAGGACCGAGTCGATATTCGCCTCGTAGACCGAGCATCCGTTGAGCTCTGGGTACTTGCGATTCTCGATGCACCAGACGCAGCCACGGAGCGCACGATGGCTCTTGAACTCGAGCTTCAGGAACCGAGAGAGCTCACCATTCTGGAACCCCCAGAGGTCCGTGCCGTGGTGAAGCTCACACGACACGAGGTCCCTGAAGAACGTGCCCTTGAAAAACTTGCGCAACTCTGTCAGGTCAGCACCCTTGGGCGGCTTGACGTAGAAGAAGGGATTGAATCGGGTCCCAAGAGAGACCGATTGACCGTTTTCGGCCCGACCGAAGATTCGTACGACATACAAATTTTCGGGCGAGTCTGCGCCCTCCCAAGCGACCGCTTGGAAAGGAACGCTCATCTTACTTAATTTATTAGGGTCTAAAATCTCTAAGCACCGGTCGAACCAAAGCCTGCGGTGCCACGGGCCGTCGGCGAGGCGACCAGCCCCGTGCACTCGCCTGGAATCTCCACAACATCGGCCACGGTGTAGTTCTCGAGGATCAGCTGCGCGATCCGGTACCCCGGGCGGATAACGAACGGCTGCGTACAATCCAGATTCTGGAGGACCACCTTGATCTCACCCGTGTAGTCTGGATCGATGACGCCCGCCAGCGTGTCCAGACCGTGCTTCACGGCCAGTCCAGAGCGAGGTGCAATTCGTCCATAAGTTCCTGGCGGGAGCTGTACTGTGATGCCGGTCGAGACGACGACGCGGCGGCCTGGTAAAACAACGTAGCTATCAGTGCTGAAGAGGTCGTAACCAGCAGCGCCAGCGGTAGCGCGAACTGGGAGAATTGCAGAAGGATTAATCTTGATAACATTGAGCGCCATTATACGATGAAGACCACCATCTTCTTTAAATCTCTCATTTAAAGTTCTCAGCAGTTCTAAATTAAATGGCCATAAAGTCGCTCGTTCTCGACATAGATGGAGTCATCGTGCGCGACAAGCTCCTCATGAATCACGTCAATGAAAACTGCGTCAATTACATTCGGGCCAAAATGCCTAGCGCCAAGGACCCACGCGACGTCAACCGCGTCCTGTACATGGCGCACGGTCACACGGCTCGAGGTCTCCATAACAGTTTTGGAATTGACGTGAGCGATTTTAATGAAAAGGTTTACGACAAGAAGCTCATCGACCACCTTGGCGAGGTTATCTCCACTTTCGAATTTCAGGAGGAGGCCAAGTACATTCACGAGTGGACCAAACGTGATGGCTGGAAGGTGACGCTCTTCACAAACGCGCCTGAAATCTGGGCCGGCACGGTTGCCCGTGCAATCAGTGACGGGCTTTACATCCAGTGCGGACCTGATGACGTCATGTCCGGACCCTTGAAGCCCGAAGCGGCTGCGTACGCCAACTTTTCAAAGACGTGTACGAACATTTTCGTAGATGATTCGCTCAAGAACCTCGCGACGGCGCGATGGATGCCGAACTGGCACCCGATTCACTTTAGTCAAGATACGCCAGACCCGAGGGCGTGGTGTCCGGTGATCGGCTCTCTCTGGGAGCTCGATCTCTTCATCAAGTCGGCCGATCACCAGATGGAGAATCACGAGGTCAGGCTGAGATGATTATCTTAACAAACAGTAATGAAGCCTCGCCACCCACGACACATCACGGTGACGCGTCAGTGGCCAGAGCGCTACTTCACGGGCCTCAGCAAGTCCCTCCGGCTCGTGCGCGAAAAGGAGCTGCTCAAGAGGCGGCGCACACCCTACTCCAAGCTCGGGCTTTCCAGGACCGATAAGGGTGGGACGAAACGCAAGTCCAAGTGGACGGGTTTATTTCATAAAACCTACCCAGATCTAAAGTTTAACAAGGATGCTATTGCTCGGCGAACTGGGATTAGCCGTTCGACGCTCAATACAGTCTACAACAGGGGCCTGAAGGC